TTTGACCCGGAAATGGAACTGGTGGCCGGTTATAACTGGTACGGCCTCTGGGCAGCCGGCACCTCTGCGGCGCTTGCCATGAATGCCGTCGGTCCTGCTCAGTACAACAAGGTGAAGATCACCGCCCCGACACTGGTGACACTCAACATCAGCGAAGGCGACCGGGAAGGTCTTGAAGTTGCCGACACCAAGTTCCAGCTTGCCCAGGGAACAGGTGACGACGAGATCGTCATAGAATTCACTTAAAGGGGAGATGTATGAGCGAAGTTGTTAAAAATTACAGTCTCGGCGGGAACTCCTATACACAAAGCCAGCTGGTGCTTGGTCAGATCCGCCAGCTGGCGGCTCTCCTCAAGGGGATTTCGTTTCGTCCGGCCGCTGATTCGCTGGAGCTGATCAACTCCCTGGGGGATAAAGTTCCCCAGGCGCTTGCCATTGTCCTTAATCCAGCGGGAGTCAAGCTGAAGGATAAGGACTTGGCGGCACTGGCAGCAGAGATTGAAATCTCCATTTCCTTTGATCAGACCTGCGAGGTAGTGGAGGATTTTTTCGACTGCAACCCGATAGTATCTCTATTGGAGAAACTAACGGGGACATTCAGCAATCTAAGGACGAAACTGCCTCTGACGACTTTATCGGAGAACTTGTCTGCATTCTCTCCAGCGGAGACATCACCAGAAGGGACAACATCCTCTGGGGATATACCCTTGGAGAATGCAAGCCTTACCTGAAGCACTGCCATCGGGAAATTATGTTCAGGGAGGCAGTGCTGGCCACCCTTGGAGTTGGCAAGGAAGAAAAGCAGAAGCCCCCCGAAAAGCTCAAAGATCAGGCAATGGGTGAGTATTGCCGGGGAAAGCATATAGCTGAATGTCTCAAGGAGTTTGGATCTCAAGGGTTAGCAGCTATCTGTCGTACTTGCCCGGATTAAGGTGAACTATTATGTCCGATCAGAAAATTCAGGTAATACTAGAGGCAATCAACAGGTCAGAAGCCGCTTTTAATGCTCTCGCCGCCGATATAAAGAAAATAGGCGACGCTGCAGCAGATACCGCTGGAAAGACCAGCGGAGCCACCTCCAAAATATCCGGAGACTGGATGAAACTGGCGGCCAGCTTTACTGCCGGCAATTTGATGGCCAAAGGTGTCGAGATGGTTATCCAGTCACTCGACAAGCTGAAAGATACTCTCGTTGAAATGACCCTCATGGCGGCACGGGCGGAAACGCTCGGTGTGGCTATGAGGGTTGTCGGCAATAATGCCGGTTACACAAACAAGGAAATGGACGCGGCAGAACAGCAAGTCCGCAAGATGGGTATTGCCACCCTTGAAGCCAGGGAGTCTTTGGCAAGGATGGCAGGAGCACAGATGGATGTAACCAAGGCGTCGGCTCTGGCTCGGATAGCGCAGGACGCGGCTGTTCTTGGCGGTATCAACTCATCGGAAGCCTTTGCCCGGATGATTCAGGGTATTCGTAGCGGTGGCTGGGGTTTATTTTAGTGAAACGGGTACGCTGACATCGGTCTTTGGGGTGTTGGTCATGTCACTCTCCCCCTTGACACTTTGGGAAACCTTGTCCTGACCGCACCCCAGCTGGATATTGTTGGAGATCAACGGAGTGCAGCCGTTCATGCAGATCATGGCAAGTGCAAGGATGAAGGCAACCAGCCCGGCACAAAAGTAGCGGCTCATGATTGCACCGGCTTCGGGGCGATATACCCGCAAGCGGCACCGAGACAGATCAGGGTGATATCTTTCTCACCGATACCCAGGGCGATCAGGCCGGCAACGACGATGAAACAGGCAAAGAGTATTCGTACACTAAGGTTGTTCATATTCCCCCCTTCTGTATGGCGTAACAGCGCACCAGTAAATACATGATATCGGCCATGATCCGGCTGACACCGGAGCGGAGCCAGACCCGGCGCATTTCCTTGTCAGCGTAACGGCGATAAGGGCGGTAGGGTATTCTCCCCCGGTTCAGCAGCTGGCAGAGCGCATCATGCGCCAGCGAGCCCTCCTGACTATGTTCCACTTCGAAGGGCGAGCCGGAGAGGCCGTCCCAACAGTAGCCCTTTTCCACAACCAGGCAGCGGTGCGGGAGAAGGGACACCCAGGGGGTTGAGACCAGCGGGACCTTGAACGCAAGTTCATGGACATAGGCTTTGGTCAGCCGGTATTTATAGATCGGGTGGTCGATTGTCTCGTAATGGAAATCATTCATCATCTGTCGGCTCCAGGATCTTTACGGCCATGGTGGTGAAAAAGCCCTCAGTACAGTAATTCAGGAGTTTCACCAGCAGCAGCGGGACTGACAATAAAACCGTTACCAGCAGCAGCGCGATCAGCTTGAGATATTTCATGACGCCCCCCTGTCTCGCGGGTCCATTCCCGCTGGCAGCAGTAAAAATGGTAATGGTCGGTTGCCAGCCGGATGCTGTTTACTATGCCGCAGCCGTCAGGTGCCTCGTGGAAATAGCCGCGTACTGTCTTTCTGCATAACGGGCATGATCCTGACAATTCCATGGGCCTGCTCTCCCCTTAAATCCTCCAGAGTCCGGCGCGGTAAAGCACCTCGACAGAGATTTCGCAGCCGGCAACCACTTCGGCGCCGGATTCGTCTATAATCATTTTCACGGCCGGAATGCGGCACCAGAGCGCCAGGCCGTCGAGGGTCGGGTCGGAGCCGATACAGGCTATGATGTCGTCCTGGATAATGCGGGTTGCTTCGCTGGCGGCAGCTCCGGCGACAAAACCGACCACGGTAACGGACAGCTTCCAGCGCTGGCAGCCGTCCGGGCCGATGGTTTCATCAAGCTCCTGATCCGTGTCCCAGATGCCGATGGCCGGCACCTGCGCCAGAGAGTAGGGGGTGGTCCGCCAGATGGAGACGCTCTTCGGGCTGGAGCTGCAGACATAGGTCTCATCAGGCAGAATGATCTCGAAACCGCTGTAGATATGGGCCAGCCGGGTCTGGAGAGCGGTGACTATGTTGTGGCGGATGCTCATATGAATATCCTTATATTTCGCCAGTTACTGGATTTTCAGCAGCAAGCCGCTCCTGCTCAAGCCGGTCAGCTTCAGCCTTCTCTTTCGCCAGCTCCTCAATGAATATCTCGTTGATGGTTGAGTAAAGCAGCAGGTGGCGAGGGTCTTCAGGATTGAAGGCTACTTCCAGCTGGCCGGTTGCTTTGTGCAGCTCTTCGCCATCAGCAAACTCGGTATAGCGCTCCTTGTAGAGAGTGAGTGTTGGCAGTTGGTTGGCGTTATTCATAATACGCACTGAATAACAGCGAGTTCTGGCTGTCCCGACTACCGATACTTCGTCAATGTTTGGTGTTGTTCCTAACATTTTATTTCTCCTTTGTTGTTACCATGTTGTGAGTGCTGACCGAACCCATGTGTTTGTGGCTACACAAACATAAATATAATCAGCAGCTATTCTCACCTCGCCAAGTGTGCCTGTAGCTGTGGCGCTGGCTGGAGCTGTGTTGAGTGCGGATAACTTGTAGGAGGCTCCTGTGACCTTGCCTGTTCCATCAACACTGAACACCGAAGCATCTACGCTACTGAGGACGTTGATGACTTTATCTGTGGCTGTTGCTCCTGCCTTGACTACTAATTTTGCATCGAGAGCAGCGGTTCCTGTACTTAGACCCAAGCAACCTTGTGTATCCATGTAAAGCTTAACAGCCGAACTTTGCATTATCTGGAATGGGATAGCGTTGAGATTTATTCGCATATGAGGTGAGGTGTTGGCTACCCCAATAAATGCTCTCCAATTTGAGGTGCCACCTACCTGCGACTGTAACTCAAAGCCCGAATAACCAGCAGCATTAACATTATAAAGCCATAAGTTTGCACCGGCTGAATTCCCCTCAAGTGTTAGAGCGGGGAATGCCCCGCCAGATCCAGCATTCGATATTGTAGTGCTTCCATTATCAAGTACTGTGAATTTAGCCACAGAGTCAGAATTTACAGTTTTGAAGGTTACGGCGGTTGCTATGCCAATGCCCTTTACCACCATATTGGCATCGGGGATAATGCCCACTCCAAACCTAGAGTTCACCGTATCTACAACAAAAACAGGGGTAGCATCTGCTTTCTGGACTTGGAGAGCTGTTGTTGAGTTGGCAGGTTTAAATAGGTTTGTCCCTGTCCATGTGTTGTTAAGGCCGAGAGTGGAGAGCGCTGTGCCGAGTAATGACTTGATATTGCTCCAAGCCGTTTTCTTCAGCACTGTAGCCGGTGTACCGTTTGCGTCTGAAAAACCGAACAGATCAGTATCGGCTATTGCATCCTCTGTTGTGGCGGAAGCTATGAGTGCTCCGATGGTTGCAGTGGTGGGTTCGCCAGTTGCGGCAACAACGTTCCACGCTCCATCTTTGCGAGCGTACTGGGAGCCGTTTACGGGGGCTTCTTCAACGAAATTATCAATGGCTGCTAGTGCATCTGCAGCTGCCTGAGCGTCAATACCCGTCTGCACCCTGTCGGCTGCTGTCGCAGCTGCGTCAAGGGTGGTCTGTGCACGGTCAGCTGCGGTGGCGATAACATCAAGACCTGTCTGCACCCTATCGGCAGCGGTATCAACGGCAGCTGCGTCAGCCGTATCAGCGGCATCTGTGGCGATAGCGGCCTGCTCCGTGGCGATGGCTACCTGGCTGGCCAGGAGTGACTGCTCCTGCGGGGCCATGGTGCCGAGGGCTGCCTTAGTGGAGATGAACTTGACCGGACCGGCGCCGTCTTCGACGCGAATGAAAAGGACCTCCCGGTCAATGGTGACCCGGTAGACGGTGGGGAATTCGCCGCGGGTATTCGGCCAGAGATCAACAGTGAACAGTCCGGTGGTAATATCCGCCGAGACTTCATCCCCGGTGATGTACTCGCCGGAAACGGCGTCAAACAGCGCTGCCGGGGTGCGGTAATCCATGCGGAACAGCTTGAACTTGATGGTAACGGCCGCCAATGGTGTCCCGGCGCTGTCCGTGATCGGATCGTCAGTGTTATTTACGGTGCGGACTACGGTATATGCCATCTGTATGCTCCCGAAAGGCGCGGTAATAATCTGGTCTGGCGAATATTCAGAGCAGCCCCTTCTTTTTAATGGCTGCGGAAACCTCAGCCTCAATGGTGTTGGCAATCCCGTTGCCGATGTTGAACCGGGAAACAGCGGAATCAAGAAACCTGCGCGGGCCGAACTTGCGGCTGGAGCCAGTACCTTCGTGGATGGCTCCGGCATATTCGGCGGAATTGAAAATAACGACCTCCATATTTCCCGCTGAGAAGGTCACACCGTTGCTGATAAGGCTTCCACCTGGATCAACAAAATCAAGGAGCCGTTTGAGGTTGCCGGTGCGTACCGGAACCGGCCAGCCGCCTGCTCCTAGTAGCTGTGGCTTGAAGTTGACCGACTCGCCTGATTTCTTGGTAAAGCCGCGAGAAGGGCCGGAGATCTGCGCTTTGCGGCCTGCGCCGCCAGAACCGTTTAAAAATGCCATTGCCAGGGGATGAATGGCGCGGACTACTTTTTTCAAACCCTTCCGGATCGTTCCCGGCATTTCAGCGGCAAACTGGTTCAACCCCTGAACAAGCACCTTGTCGCCGCTTATGGTGACGTTGATAGCGAGCATCAGACAATCACTCCATTCGTAGGGAAAGCGGGCTTGATGCCGTCGGCGGCTGATTCGTATTCGATGACTTCGCCGGAATACCCGCCGGAATCGACCGCGCCGGGAGATGTTACCAGGCGGCTGATGACCGGCTCGGCTTCGTCAAGGTATTCCTGCCGGGATTTACGCAGCTGGCTCATGACTCCAGCGGTGTCGGCGTCAAGATTAAGAGTAAGGCGATTGATACGGCGCTGGATCAACTCGGCAGCGGAAAGGTTTTTGGCGGATTTTTTGACTTGAACGGCAAAGGTGATGTCGGCGAAAGTAGCCGCGCTGATCCGGGCGGAGAGAAGAGCTTCCTGATCGTCGATGATTGCCTGAAGAAAAGCGTCAAAGTTGTACTGAGTGCCGAAACCCTCAGCGATGAATCCCAAATCTTTCAAATCCTGCGGGACGACGATTGACACGGGTATGCTCCTTGAAAGGCTTGGGCGCTCTGGAAAAAACAGGAGGGGAAAAGGATAAACCCCTCCTGTTTTTGGTCACAACGTCCGAGCGGTTAGCTCAATGCACAGCGACGGAACTGCTTGGTCTCGGCAATGGCGCCGTTGTATGCGCCTGTCCAGACATGATCCGCACCCAGAACCAGCTCGTTTCTCTGCGCCGGGCGGGTATTGAGGTCTTCCCACTCGCCGCGCTTGGCCTTGATGCCAGGGAGCGCCACATAATATGACGTGTTGACAATCTTGGCGGAGGGGATGACTCCGGCAATGTTGTAAACAATCTGGTTGTTGTTCGTGTTCGGGTTGGTGAACACGGCGGCAAGGCCTTTATAGATCCGTGCCAACAGCGACGGGTGGCAGACAATGTAAAACTGGCTGCCGGCAGAAACGGCATAACCGGCGGCAGACATGTCAACAATTACCTGCGAACAGGCATTATTGATGGTGGTCACGTCGTCAGTGGCAAATGTCTGGTTGACACCTGCGCCGAGGGCGGTGAGAAGGCCGTAGAAGAGATTGGCTTTCTGATCGTACCAGCGGGTCACTGTGTCCCTGGTCAGATCGTCAATCTTGTAAAGCTCGTTGAATCTGAGCCAGTCGTCCAGAATGGCGAAACCGCCGAGGAAGCGGAGCATGGAGACAGTAGCCTTGGCAGCAGTGGGAAGTTTGGAGAGTTTTGCTTCCTCGCCGACTTCCGCCTGGTAGAAGGTGACGCCGCCGGAAATAGAGGCGATGTCAAAAGTCTTGCTGGTCGAATTGGTCATGTCAACCAGATCGAAGAGCGCTTCATAGCCACGATCCGGCTGGTTGACCGTATCACTGGCGGTCATGACAATCGGCGGAGCGGCACGGAGCAGGGTGGAATCGGCGCCAATGAACTTGTCGGCGGAGATGGCCTGCAGCGGGTCAAGGGCAAGAGCTTTTAACCCGGCGGAGATTGCTTCAAGAATCTTCTCCCGGCGGGCGCTCTCGGCGATCTTGTGAATCTCTTTCCAGTCGATGATTTGTTTTCCGTAGATTTTCATATCAGATCACCCCTTATTTATTCTCGCCAAGCTCTACGAGCACGACGGAGTCTGCTGCTGCGGCAGCCTGAACGCAAATCCCGACTTTGGTATTGCCGGAAGATGTCTTGTTGACGTTGCCGTTGGCTGCCACCCAGTAGCAGACATCTCCTGGAACGATTGCCAGGGAGGCTTCCTTGGGAAACTCCACCGGGCCACGGAAAACGTAGGTTGCTGCGGTGTTGATAAGCGCAGCATTGGCGGCCACCAGAACCTGCCCGGTGGAAACGATGACTTCACGGGCGGTGACGGCTGCCGTGTGTGCCAGTTTGAGCGTGCGGACCTGATTTACTCCGCCGCGTACGGTTGCTAATGCCATAATCACGTACCTCCTGTTTTATAGTTGGCGGATTGTCCGCTACTTCGTTGCTTTGGGAATCAAGGGGTTATCGCTTATGTCCTTGTCACGATTGCTGCCGTTGTCACCATCAAGCTGACTTTCTGCCGGGAACTTCTCCGCTACCCGCTTCTCCAGGCTCTTGACTTCATCCTGAAGGAAACTGAACGGCAGACCGGCAGCAACCTGCTTCATGGCGGTGTGCTTCTCCGGCTCGTCGCCGGCTTCACCGAGCTTGTGCTTCATGGCGACGTAATCAGCCACGGTCTTTTCCTTGAAGGCTTTGCCGTGGGCGGCGTCTTCCACCAGAGCGGCCTTTTCCGTTTCGAGGGCGCTGATGCGGCTGTCTTTCTCGTCCACCAACTGCTTGATACCGACGCTGATCTGGTCTTCTGTTGCAGAATCGGTGAGGGATTTCATCCCGAGACCGACGAGCAGGGCTACAATGGTTTTCATACTCGTTACCTCCGTTTTTATGGGTTCCTGATCTTTCAGGCTTTTCTGTGTGGTTGCTCCCGGCTGGGCGCCGAGATAGACAAGCGAGCCTTCGCGGGTTTCTCCCGGCTCAACATATTCCCAGTAAAGGGTAGGGCCGTTGATCTCTTTCTTGACCGGGCGCATATCAGAGGCGCTGAAACCGATGGAGACGTGGCGGTATACCCCGGCCTCAAGATTGTCGATAATCTCTTCCCGATGTTTCTGGAGCATGTAGGCCCACGCCCAGACAACCGTAACCGAGGTTTAACCCTCCGGCAGCCGGGGCTCTTCGCCGGTCAGCTCCTTGAAGCGGATACCGCTCATGGTTTCCGTGCTGGAGTCGAAGAACAGGCCCAAGGGGAGGCTCTTGCGCTCATGAACGGCGATAAAGGATTTACCGGGGAAAGTATCGGCAAACTGCTGCAGGATGGCGGCGGGAAAACGCTCGTTGTCCCGGTCGATGGCGGAGTGACAGAAAAGGAACTTGCGGACGTAGATTTCTTCCCCGGTCAACTCCTTGATGGAAAAGGTGTTGATCTTTGCCAGCATCTCCGGAGTTATGGCCGCGCCGGCAACAGCCGAGGCCTTGCAGCCGAATTCCTTCTGGAAGAACTTCATATCTGGTGGCCTTCGCTGCGGAGTGTGGCAATAACCTGCTCGCCGGTAATTATTTCAGCGGAGACTTCTGGTTCCGCTTCAACGGGGGCAGCAGGTTTTTCAGCTTTGACAACCGGCCAGATCTCGTCCCGCTCTTCGGTCGTAATGTCCGACACAAGAGTTTTAAGCACGGTCATATTTGGCTGGCCGGCCTTGGTAAAATCTGTATTAGGATTTAATCCCTGGGTGGCATCCGCAATTTGCTGCGCTCTTTCTGGTGTCATTTTTATCCTCCGGTTTTTCGCCTTTCACGCCTTCAATGCCTGAAGAGGCAAATTCTTTTTTAATGTGTGCGCCGACCTTTGTACTCAATCCCTGTTTCGGCATGAGCTTAATAGAAGCGGAAAATGCCGGAAGTGACAGAAACCCAGTAGGCAGAGACTCGATCAAAGAAGAGTTTGACGGGATTATCCGCGCCAGTGGTCGCCCGAACACAAACGATCTTGAACTGGCTACCTTTGGTATGGAGCGATGTTGAATAGTTTGCCAAGCCCCCCTTGGTTAATGAGAACGTCCGCAACGAGGCCAGATTGATTCGTTCATCATTGTCGTTAATCTTGTCGCTTTTATCGAGGACACCGACAACCGCACAGCTGGCCGCATAGTTGGTCTGTCCGGCAGCCGAATAGTTCTGCATCGAAAGGGTGGAAGGAGCAGCAAAAGCGGCTGACACAAACCAGATCGACAGGGCTAACACCAGCAACAGACTCATAAATGTTTTCATGATGGATCTCCTTATTTTTTGAACGCGCCTTAATTTTTTCAGCAATGTCTGTTTCCTTAACAGCTTTCAAGGTCTTGTTTGTGACGTTCAGGACACTTTTTACACGGTGGCCGGAATATCCTTTACCGGAGTTTTGGAACAGCGGCAGCGGGGATGCACCGGGATTGACGGACAATCCGCCAGCTTGTAATCCCCCCGCAGAGCCAGGCAGATCGGACAGGCATCCGGAGCGGGCACGAACGAGACGGTCTTGACGCCGCGCTTCTGCCATTCGTTGCTCTTGGCGGTTTCGGCAGCCAGGGCCATCTCGGTACGGGCCAGCCGCTCCCAGCTGCTGTTCTGCTCGCCAAAGAGTTTCTTGAGCCGTTCCGCCACATTTAACGGGTTGGTGCCGCCAATGGTTTGCGCCTCCATCTCCGGGATGATCCTGCCCACTATCGCCTTGGTGGCGTTGTCTGACACCAGCTGGAAACCGTTCTTGACCAGTTCGTCATAAATTTGACAGTTTTTGATAATGTCGAGAATGGGGCGGGCTTCGCCGACCATGTTGGCGGCCTGAATGAGTCCGAGGCTGTAGCTTTCGCCGTAGTAGCTCTTGAGCGGGGAATCGGGATCATCGAAATAGTACTGGCCGATCCAGGTTTCCAGCTCCCTGAAGATCGCCGCCCGCTGCTCTTCCGAGAAGGTAAAGCCGCTGGCGTCCGGTTCCTTGCCGAACCCCAGGGCGATACTGGCCGGGTCCAGTTTGGCAATAGTGAAGAGTTTTACTGCAAATTCCTGCCAGTCATCTTCAAGACGGTCTTCATACTCTTCTTTAACTTTGTCGAGGGCTGGCCAGAGGAACGGGCGGGTCTCTTTGAGGCCGTGACTGGTGGTTGGTGGCTGGTGGTTGGTACAGCTGCACCCCTTGGCGTGTTTCGGCGGGTTGGCCGGGGCTGCTTCCGGCTGTTTCCCCATCATGTCGGCCTGGGCATTGAGGAACCGCGCCTGTGCCTGGGCTACCAGGTCGTGAAGGTTGACCTGTTTCCATTCGAGCTGCCAGTCACCTTCTTTCCACGTCCGCCCGCGCAGGCGGAGCATGGTGGCAATGAGTCTTTCAAAATGGGGAGTCTTGGCGGCCTGTCTGACAGCCACATCAGCCAGCACCATTTCCGCTTCAAAGGTTGCCCGCCGCTCGGTAGTGCTGAAGCTGTAGCCGAGCATCCAGGCGGGAAGGCCGACGGTGCCGCAGATGTCCTGCACCATGTATTTCAGCGGTACGTCCATATCAAGAATCACCGTGTTGTCGGCACCGATGACCTTGATAGTGATCTCGCTGTCCTTGTCGATAGCCCGGACGAAATCAACGCTCTTGCCTTCTTTCTTTGCCCGTGCCGCCTGATTCAGTTCGGTGCTGATCTGGTTTTTCCGCTCCAGCAGGTCTGAGCCGTCCTTGCGGCTGGTCTTGTAGACCACGGAATAAGAAGGATCGCCAAATCTTTCCCAGGTGTTGCCGGTGGCCTGATAGATGGTAGTGATAGTCTTGGCGACGAATTCACAGCCACGCAGCACAGGCGTCCCGTAGGGGTTCTGGTTTTCGTTGTTGATGGAGAAGTAAATCAGGTTTTCCTGATTCAGTTCCCGCTCCAGATGGTCATTGTCGCTACGCTGGTACACCCGCAGGCCGCTGTCGTCGCGGCTGAACTTGATGCTTTTGGAGTCGGCCACCCGCAGGCCGATAATGTCGCTCCGTTTCTTGTCGGCAATGAACTCGCCGAAGCCGAAGCCCTGTTCAAAGGTCTCCCTGGAGAGGCACTGGTGAAATGCCTGCAAACCCTTCTGCATGTCATTGACCGGGACGTGCTGTATCCATTCGTTGATCTCGGCAACCAGGGCGGCATTTTTGCCGGTGACCTGGGGAATGCCGTCCAGTGTTACCAGTTTGTTGATGGCTGCGCCGCAGATGGGGACGGATTCAATCAGGAACTCGAAAAAAGCCGGGTCGATCTTGCGCGGGACGAAGTTGCTGAAGAACCTGGTGTATGGCCCCTGACCGTCGGTAGAACGGAGCTGCCAGCCTGATTCCGGCTGGAGGGTGCCGGGAACGCGAGCCTTGCGAAACGATATGTCGAAGCCGAATAGTTTCATGCGAATAGATCCTCCCTGGATTCTCCCGGCAGCACCACCCGGAGAGTCAAAACGCGGTCAGCGTCAATAATGTGGTCGTCAATATCTTTATAAATCCGCCGGTTGGTGCCGTTGCGGTAGGTATGGGAGGGGTAGAACAGAATAATATCCGGGTCGAACGGATACTGCAGCTCGATCCGCTGCATCTTGGTCGTCAGGAGATCGGTGGACAGCTCCTTGGCGGAGAGGCGCACCGGCTTGTCGTTCTTCTTGTCGATGATGGTTTCACCGTCTTCGCTGATGGCGTCGTAAGCAGCGCCGAACTGATAGCCGGTAAGACGGTCTTCGTAACTCTTGTGGCTGTACTTCTCCTGCCCTTGCAGGATATGGACAACAGCGGAACCGGCGTTGCCGAAGTCGAGCCCCCAGCCCATCTTGTCCGTGCCGTTGTCGTAAATATCATCAAGGGCGTCGATGGCGTCGGCCTGCTGATCGTAGGTGACGCCTTTGAGCTGCACCCGGCCAATGAGGCGGTGAACCTTGCCGTAAATGAGCTTGACGTAAATCTCGGTTGGATCTTGCGAAAAGCCCAGGTCAGCGCCGCCGAAGCAGAGACCGGGAAGGGGTGAAAAGAACTGTTTGATCTCACTGGCAATGTCGAAATCCTTTTTCATCACACGTCGGTCAATCAGTGTCATAGGTTCCGGCTTGCCCAACCCCTCAGAACCAACCCCCCAACCCCCCTTGACAGGGGGGCTTTCAAGGCTCTCCCCTGTTAAGGGGAGCGGGGAGGGGTTTCGCCTTACCAACTCATAGCCGTAGAGACTGACTTCGCCGTGACTCTCATCAACCAGAATCTTGAGACAGCGGTATTCCGGAACGTCATGCAGCAGCCGCTGGAACTGATACCAGGGGAAGACGGAGTTTTCCGGATCGCCCCAGTTGCCGAGGACGTTCTGCTGATAGCCGGGGGAGTCCTCGCCGCCGTACTGGTCGATATAAAAGCGCCGCCGCTCCAGTGTCCAGAAGGGGGGAGGCATTAGCTCTTTGCTCCAGTGGAACTTTTTGAAGTCGAGCTTTTTCAGTCCGACATCATCGGCGCTGTCATCTTCCTTGAGCTTGCCGTCGGCTTTCTGGCAGAGGCGATAAAAGACGGTTGACCTGTCGCCGTCCGGAGTGCTGTAGCATTTATGGACACAGCCGGGCTTGGATGCTCGCCAGAACTCTTTCCAGACAGAGGGGTTCTTGATCTTGGCGGCTTCGTCGATCATGGCGAAGGTGGCGACGTGAACACCACGGAGGGCTTCGCCGTCGTGGCCGGTGGGGCGGAAATCCACCTTGAAACCGTTGGAAAACTTCAGATGGTGGTGCGGCTGCTTGCGGTGCAGTACCAGCGCTTTTTTAAGCCGGGCATTGTGCGCCAACTGCTGATCAACGGCGTCGATGATCTCCATCAGATGAATGGTCATGGGTGCGGTAACAAGGCCGGAGCCATTGGAGGTGTTGAACGCCTGATAAAGAATATAGGCGATGATCTCGCGGGTTTTGCCGACTTCCGCGCCGCACTCATGGAGGGTGTTGCCGTTTGCCCGGATTGACTCTTCCTGATAATCCCAGAAACTCCACGGGGCTTCCGGGTCGTCCGGGTTGATCAGGTAGCGGTCACACCAAAGGACAGGATCAGCGGAGATGATCCAGATCTGGAACTCTTCCAAAGAAGTGAAAGGGGGGGGCAATTCCTGCCGGGCGATCTGATGCCACGACCAGCCGAATTTTGCCAGAGCGTCATCAAAAGCCGCATGAGGCACAGCGATCTTGTTGCCGAGACCGGCATAATGATCGAGGGCGGCGTTGCTCACCCTTTGGCCTCAGTAGCCTTTACCTTGCGGTTGATGCCGGAAAGGATGTCGGCAAGAGTTTCAGCGGCTTCTTCAGTGGCCTTGGTGCGGGAGACTGCTGCCGGAGTGAGGTTGAAGTCGGTCAGGCTGATACCGAAATCTTTCTGGAGACGCGGCAGGGCAAGCAGGGCCGGGTGAACCTTGATTTCGTAGCCGATAACCTTGCCGTCGGCGTCAAACTTCTCGCTCTTGATGGTAGTACCGTCGTCAAGAATATCGCGCCGCAGCGAGCGGATCAGCTGGATGCTTTCGGCCAGCTCGAAGACTACCATCTCGTTGAGGCTGGTGGTGTCCCGGTTCAGTAGCGCCTGCTCAATCGCCATGCAGGCTTCAATAAGGTACTCTTTATCAAGACAGTCGGTGCCAGGTTCGCACTTGCCTTCTTCGACCAGTGAACAGGGGTATTGGCTACAGGTTGACTTGCACGGTTTACCAAGTCCCATGATCCGCGAGGCGGCATAACCGCCATGCTTGAAAGCGTTGCGGCGGCAGCGGGATTTGCCCTCTTCGGTGCGGGGGCCGGTGGACTTCTTGGCGTTCTGGCGGTTGGCTTCGATGGATGCAGCGGAAACGGTATATTTCCGCTTGATCTTGAGCCGTTCGGGGATGCCGGTTTCCGGTTCTTCTTCGCCTTTTAGCTCAATCCCTTTATCTACGGCCATCTCTTTTTCAAGCTGGCGCAGCTCACGGATGTCTTTGGCGATCCCGGCGGTCTTACCTTCGGCTATGAGCCTGGCAATATTGGCCTTGAGAGCCTTTGCCAGTTTTTCGGCGGTGAGTCCTTGCGGCTGTTCTTCTGCCATGACACGCTCCCTTGTAATTGGAGCGGAGTGGTGAACTTGCGGCACCTTCTCCCGGCTGGTGGCCGGGCGCATCGCTGTAAATGCTTACTCCGCTGAAAGGGGAGTGAAAACAAAAGCCCCCGGACGCTTTTTCACGTCATGGGGGCTTGCTTACCATATATCAAGGTCTTGTTTGTGACAGTCAGGACATTATTTGGCTCTGATTATGCCGCCTTTGCCAGATCGATAACCGCCTGCTGCATGACATTTTCCGTCAAGACCTTGCGGATCTTCGCCAAACCTTTCGTAATCAGGTCGAGCCGGTCAAGATTCACCTGAACATTGGCACGGGTGACTTTCTTCAATACAGCCAGGTCATTGTCATCGTAAGCCTTGCGAACGACTTCCATGCACTTCTCGATCATCCTTTCATAGCTGGTGAGCGCTTTCTGTTCTTCCTCGGTGATCTGGGGAAGGTCGAAGAGCGCCAGAGTCTCTTCGATGTTGACCAGAGCCGTGACGTATGCCCGGAGCTTTTCATAACTGCCCAGTTCGCCGCTCTTGATCTTGCGGAATACCACCTGCTGCTGTTCACGCGGGACACGGGAAAGCTCGAAGCCCTGAGAAGGGGAAAGGTGGCCTTTAATCACCAAGTCCTGATAGTCTCCGGCAAGGTTGAGCAGTTGCGTCCTTCCCGTTACCCGCCACGGCTGCTTGAAGCCGAGCTTGGCGGCCAGTGTCTCGACGGTATAGCCGCGATCAAGTAGCGCCTGATACCCGCGAGCCTCTTCAATCAGATTCAGGTCACGGCGGAAGACGTTCTCCAGCAGTGCCAGCTCTTCGACCATGTTTTCATCGGCCTCGATGATCCTGACCGGGACATACTTCCTTCCGGCGAGCTGTGACGCTCTCCAGCGTCTTTCTCCGGCGATAAGCAGGAACTTCTTGCCGCG